AGTATTAGTAACTGTTTTTTCAATAATTTGACTTGAGATACTTGTAAAAACAGGTGCTACAGTTTTAGATTTATTTTTTTTTGCTCTATGATTTGCCATAATTACTCGTGATTAAATTTTCTTCTACTACCAAATGAAAAAGGTTTCGCATTTACTGAAGCAGGATCATCCTCAATTCTTTTAATAGGTAGGCTTCCTAATGTTGTTTCTCCTTTAGATAAACCTTCAAGCATTTTAATTACTCTGTCATAACGTTCCTTTGCTTGCTCCATAATGATATCCGCATTACAAATCTCAACTATGTACCATTTGGCTATGGTAACACAGTAACGAACTATTAATGGATTTCGAGCAGCACCGATTTTATTGAATATATTTTCTACATCATAAATGAAGCGCCCATCTTGATTTTGCTTCATGTTAATGTTTGCCTCTAGATAACTACGGCATTCTTGCTCTGCAACTTGCAAAGCTTCAATTATAATATCATCATCACCATCAGTAATTTGTTCTACCTGGTATTCGTATATGTTATTTTTTAAATCTTCTATTTGTAAAAACATAGCTTAATATCTTTGTGATTGTCTAAAACCTACAGCATACGTATTGTTTGATGTGGCAATACTATTTTGAATTAACCAAACACCTCCTTCAACTAAATCGGGTCCATCCATCATTTTTGCTGTTGCAGAAACTCCTAAAAATTGTTGTTCCATTCGCTCCATGTGTGGATTCTTTTGCTCTTTAGCGTTAAAAATTAAGTTCCCGTTACGGTGAATTGGTTCAAGAGTCCCTTCAATACGATAGAACTTTTCAGGTTTCTTTCGTGTATCTGGAGTTAATGGGATAGTCATTCCTTTTTCTTTTTCTTTTTGGCGAATAAGTGGAATGATTACTTGTTCATAAAATGGATCTTGTAAACTATTATTCTCCACATACAATCTTTTAATATCAACACCTTCAATAATTAAAAATTGATACGCTTCAAAGAGTGCATCAACAAATTTTGAGTTCCGCATTGTATCTAACCAACACTTATACAAGTAATATTTTCCAGCTTTGTAGCCAATTACACCAATACCTTTAGTAGATGCGTTGCCTTTGTCTTTATTTGATGTTGCAGGGTCGGCATAAACCAAAACACGCTCACAACTTCTTAAAGGTGGGCAACGATCATAAATAACCTTTTTAAAGACATCTCCTTCAGATACTGGGTTGTTGAAGTATTCTTTTTGGGCTGAATTATAACTTATCGAATCAAGCACACGATCAATGCTTTCTTCAGAATTCTTTTGTGGCCAAGATGATTTTCCATCTTTGTCACGAATATTTACAATTTCGTGTTTGTCTGCTTTTTTAGCTAATTCTGTAATACAACAAAATTTGGCAATGATATTTCCACAAACAATAATCATCAATGGATTAGAAATTGAACGTGTCGGAATTAATGCCTCCTCAATCCATTTCATTTTATTTCGAATTCGTTCAGGATTACGGCATTCTTCATCGGTATCAATATCATCAATCAAAATTAAATCAGGACGTGCTGCATCGTTACGTGTACCACGAGGTGACTGACCCGCACCTAATGCTCTAAATGAAACGCCTCCTTTAGTTGTAAACTCTCCATTTTCCCATTTACCGATACTTTCCTGTTCGCCATAATCATTGATAATTCGCTGATTACTTTCTAATATATTTTTATAGGGTAATAGCAAACGAACAGCATTATCGTAGGAGTTGGCAACAAGTAAGACATTCTTTTTTTTACCTGTTAATGCCAGCTTTAAAGTTTCCATCATGGTACGAGCCGATTTTGCTAATTCTCGGGACCAGGAACGAATTAAATACAATTCCATTTTAGACATAACCAACTTGGTTGACCTCTTATGAAAATCGGCTGGTTCTGAACTGTAGAAGTTTGGAAAGTAATATTTGAACCAAGTTTCATCATCTGCCTCTAAAGATTTTATTCTTTTTGATTTGTCAACAGCCGTTTCGTTTAAATCGATTGGAGTTGCTCTTTTGGTGTTTTCTCTGAATTCGTTCCAATCTTCCCAAAGTTGTTTATCTGATTTTTTCTTAGCCATCTTAACCCATTTTTTGTTTAATGAATAAATCGAAATAATCGGTTAGCTGTTTAGCGAATTCTAAATCGACACTTTGTGTAAATTGAATGATTTGTTTAGCAACATCTACAATTTCACCAATGGATGTTTCGGTTTCTAATTTATTAATTGAACTCGTAAGCTTTGAAATGATATCGGCTTCTTTAGAACTTGGTGTATTTCCAAGTTTAACAGGAAAATCAGTAGGATTATACAAAAGAGTTTCAAGGCGTTCAGAACCATCTGCGTCTTTAACTTTAATTGGTTTTAAAACACTAGCAGGAACATCATATACAATTGGTCTAGTTTCAATCTCTTTGTTTAAACGATCTAGCTGATTGTATAAACTAGTTAATTGGTTGTCTTTAGTAACCAATAATGATTTTCGTAATTCATCCCATTTACCTTCATCTTTCCATTTACCGATTGTTTTTTCGGTTCTGGTTAATCTTCGAGCAATTTCTTTTTGTGAATTACCTTCTAAAAAAAGCCTTTTAGCATAGTCTTTATCCAGTTCAATTTTTGCTTTATCTCTACTCATTTTACTCCTATTTAATGACAAAATTGAGTTTTAAAAAAGGGTTAACCAATAAGTTGTAAAGCTACTTTTCAGGTTTGTAAATCTAATAAACATAAGTGTTTAGAGCGTTTTCAATTATTTTTTTTAACTCCAAAAACATCAAATCTTTGCTTCAGAAATAAGTCAAACTAAAACAAGAGTTATGAAGTAATGAGTAAAAAAATCAACCGTTTCGTTGCAAATGATCAAGAGCAAAAAAACTCGTATGGGTTTTATGTATTAACCTCTGGAATATCATTAGCACGATTTGAGAAGAACCCCGTAATGCTTGACGGTCATTATATTTCTAATCATGCAGTTATTGGAAAATGGTTAAATATTCAGGTGGAAGGAAACCTACTAACAATGTTACCAGAGTTTGATACTGAAGATGATAATGCAAATAAGATAGCTGGAAAGGTTGAACGTGGTTACATCAAAGGATGTTCTATGGGAATCATTTGGCATCCTGAAGATTTAGAGTGGATTGGTGATAAACTGGTGTTAACGAAATGTGAGCTTTATGAAGTTTCAATTGTAGCAGTACCAAGTAACAGAAACGCAATACACCTATATAACTCTGAACTACAATTATTAGAAGATGAGGAGGTAAAAACGATGCTGTCTTTAGTTCCTTCTGAATTTGAAAATAAAAACGAAAATCAAGATATGAAAAAAATCGTATTGTCATTGGCTGTTATGCAAGCCTTATCTATCGAAGAAACTTCACCTGAAGGTATCGATTCAAATATTGTTGAAGCAAAAGTATTGAGTTTAAGTAATCAATTAACTGCTACAAAATCAGAATTACAAGCTTTTAAAAACAAAGAAGCGCAAGAAGCGGAAACAAAAAAATTAGCTCTTATTGATGAGGCTATCACAAAAGGTAAAATTACCGAACCGCAAAAGCAAACTTTTCTAGGTTTGGATTATGAAGTAGCCCAAAACATTTTAGATGGTATACCTGGATCAACTTCTTTAGCTCATCAAATTCAAAATGTAGGCGCTGGTAAAGCCGCTACAGAAATGACTGCTGAGAAATTTCAACAGTTGACTTTGAAAGAGCAAAAAGAATTCAAAGACAATCATTTCGAATCTTACAAACAATTATTTAAATAAATAAGCTATGCCACAAAATTTTCCAGAAGTATGGGAGTCTAGAGTTAGAGAACTATTAACTACTTCCGATGTAGCGCCTTGGTTAGACGGTATTCCTGAATTGGAAGCAGATGTTTACACATTGGGTGAAAACACAGCAACAGAAAAAAATATTATTCATATTCCAGTTGAGACATTTAGCCCAGACGTATTATTAAATAATACTACATATCCGATTGCAATTCAAGATTTTGCAGATGGTACGGTTCAATTAACATTAGACAAGTATCAAACAAAGGCAACATCAGTATCAGATGATGCTGCTATGGGGGCATCTTACCCAAAAATTGATTCGGCTACTCGTGGACATCGTAGGCAAATCAATTCAACAAAGTATAAAAAAGCGGCTCATGCAATTGCCCCAGCTTCCCATACTGCAGCAACACCAGTGGTTGAGTTACCTGCAAGTTACACAGCTAACGATGTATTTCAAGCTATGGTAAAAGTAAAAGACGCATTTGATAAAAACGAAGTTCCTGAATCGAATCGCCGTTTTGTTTTAGCTACAGATCATTATAATAAATTAATAACGGATCGTGAGCGCTTTGGTAATTTATTAGTTGATCACAATACAGGTAAAGTAAATCAACAAATTGCAGGTTTTGATGTATATACTTTTGTTTCAAATCCTAAGTACGATGCTTCGACTAAAGCTAAGAAAGCATGGGGGGCTGTACCTGGCGAAACTGATAAAGTAGCTTCTTTTGCTTTTTATGTAGATAATATCGGAAAGAAAACTGGTAATACGAAACAGTATTTTTCTTTAGCTGCTGCTAACCCAACTACGCAAACTAATTTATTGAATTACAGACATTACTTTATTGCAATGCCTGTACAAAATCAAGCTATCGGGGCTATCATATAGAAGTTTGTTATGAGCGAATTGGTACAAAATCTACTAATGATTATAGTTCCTGCTGTTCTAACATGGTTTTTAGCTCGACGTAAAAATGATGCAGATGCAAAAAACGCTGAAATAGAAGCGGAAGTTAAAGCAGCTGAATTTTATAGATCATTATTAGACGATGCCATGAGCAGATTAGACAAAGCAATTTCTACAATTAACGAGCAGGAAGAAAAAATAAAAAAGCTAATTGCAACTATCAACTTACAAGACGAGAATAACAGAAAGCTCGTCTTTGAAGTTGAACATTTAGCAGAAGAGTTAAAAAAATACAAACAATTAAATGGTAAAGCATAAGTGAAAGCGACAAAATTTCATTAATCCTTACTAAAGTTTCTACATAAGATCATAAGATATATTCAATTTCGAAATTATTCAAATTGTCTGCCTTATGCTTACCATTTTAAAAATACAAAACATGGAAAAAGATAAAGTTTTCGAACAACATCCAACTCTTGAAGTGTACTACAAAACTTCAGATGATGTTCCTTTTTTTCAAGAGTGTGACGCAAAGAATCATGCCAAAGGATTAGAGGATAAAGAAGTTACTCCTGTTTTTAAAGATGCTCTTTCATTAGTTAAAGTAGCCTCAAAAAACAATAAACAAGAACAACTTCAAAAAGCTGTTTCTTCTGATTTAATGGATACCTTAAAAACTAAAGAAGAAAAAGAAGCTGAAGAAAAAGCTCAAAAAGAAGCTGAAGAAAAAGCTCAAAAAGAAGCTAAAGAAAAAGCTCAAAAGGAAGCTGAAGAAAAAGACCAAAAGGAAGCTGAAGAAAAAGCTCAAAAAGAAGCTGAAGAAAAAGCTCAAAAGGAAGCTGAAGAAAAAGACCAAAAAGAAGCCGAAGAAAAAGCTCAAAAGGAAGCTGAAGAAAAAGCTCAAAAGGAAGCTGAAGTTAAAAAAGTAACATCGCCAAAAACTGAATCAAAAAAATCTAAAACCGAATAATCATGCCTTTCCCTGGAATTAATATAGAGTTTGTAAATGGTCAATTAGGTCAAACGGTTGCTACTCCAGACGGTATTTGTTTAATTGTTAGTTCTGCAGTTGCAACGACGAACTTTGAATTAAACAAAGCTTATGAAATCAAGTCAATGGCTGATGTAGCGGCATTAGGAATTTTGCCTGATGTGGATAATTACAGACTACATAAAACCCTTAGAGAGTTTTATGATGAAGCTGGCGAAGGTGTTAAGTGTTGGATTTTTGGACTTGCAAAATCACTAAAGGTTTCCGATTGGTTTACGGCTAATGAAACAACAGGTTTAATTCCAGTACAACAGGCTTTAGATTCGGCAAATGGAGAAGTTTCCTTGATTGGATGTTCTTTTAGTCCTTTGGCTTCTTATACTTCTACGATAACAGCTGGTTTGGATGCTGATATTGATTTAGCAATGCAAAAGGCTAATACAATGTTGAAGAGCTATACTTCTAAAAAGTATGCGCCTGCGTCTGTAGTTTTTGAAGGTTATGCCTTTTCAGGAAATAAAACAGAACTAATTGATTTAAAAACTAAAAGTTTTGAAAGATGTTCAGTTTTAATCGGTGATTCTGAATCAAGAACAGGAACTGTTGCAAGTAAAGGGGCTTGTATTGGTACTTATCTAGGTCGATTAGCACGTATCAATGTTCATGTTAACCCAGCACGTGTGAATGATGGCGCTCTTTCATTAGTTAAAGCTTTCATCGTTGATACACCTGCAGAACAATTTGATACTGAGGCTTTGCATGATAAAGGTTATGTAACTCTAAGAACGCATACAGGCAAATCAGGATATTATTTTGTTGATTGCCCAACAGCCTCAAGTTCTATTTCTGATTATCATTATTTAACTCATCGAAGAGTTATTGATAAGGCCTATAGAATTGCCTATATCGCATCATTAGATTTCTTGTTAGATGATAATGATGTAATGCCAAATGGAACTGTTAATCCGATCTATGCTAAAACGATAGAAAATGCAATTGAAAGTGCCATTTTCCAACAAATGACAATAAACGGTGAGTTATCTCAAGATGTGTCGAACCCAAAAGATAGAGGTGTTATTTGTAAAGTAGATTTAAATCATAACGTGGTTTCAACTGGAAAATTACAATTAGCAAAGCTACAAGTGAGAACTAAAGGTTATAATCGAATCATTGATATTCCTTTAGGTTTTGTTCCAATAACAACTAATAACGAATAATATGTTTAACAGTCGTGAATACGAATATGCAGATATAACTGTAATTGCTGGAGCAACAGATATTACAGGGCTTCGAGGTATTGAATACAAAGAGTCTGCGGAAAAAGAAGTTTTATACGGAAAAGGTCGAAAAGGTAAATCCATACAAACAGGGAATTTAGCATACGAAGGAACATTAACAGTAACTCAAAGTGCAGCAATTGCTTTAGATAAATCACACCCTAGAGGAATTTTAGCCTTACAATTAGATTTATCAGTCAATTTTGGAAACCCTTTAGAAGGTGATGCTTTAACTACGGATCGTGTTATTGCGCTTCAATTTACCGAAGTTCCAAAAGGAATGAAACAAGGCGATAAATTTATGGAGGTTGCTATTCCTTTCATTGCCTTGGATTTACAAAAGAACGTTTAAACCTAGATTAAATAACATAAAAAGTCCCTTTCAAAACTGTTTAAAAGGGACTTTTTAAAAAAAACAAAAGATGGGTAATTATCATAAAAAACATAAACAAAATGCAAAAGCGGTTGCTGAAAACACTTCAAATGATGAAGCTTATAAAGCTACATTCAAAGG